GGTTCTGCGTGGATGTCGCCGTATATTTCAGCTAATGCGCTTCTAGCCTCCATAACAAGTCCAGCGTGTTCATATGTTTCTTCTCCAGAATAACTCCCGTATCCTCTAATGAAGGTGGCGAAATTACTTGCATCTTCTTCAAGTTTTATAGCGTTGGCGTTGACTTCGTCAGAAATAAAGTAAGACGCTTTTTGATTTGCAAAAGGCGTCAATACAAACTTATATCTGCTTTTCTTTTTGTCATACGTTATTTTATATTCTAAACCGAAATGTTCTAATCCCTTTTTAAACATTTCCAACCTTGTATCGCCTTCACCACCATTTTCAAACTTCGAAGACTTAACCTTACCTTCGACTTCAAAAAGCATTCCAGTACCTTGAAACACAATGTTAAAATATCTTTCTACTGTAAAAGATCCTGTTACATTAACATAAATCCTATCAATCATTAACTTGTCTATAGGAATTTCTCTAGCAGTACATTCAACCAGTTGTCTGTCGCCTTCTGATTTCCTATCAATGACAGTTATTACATATTCTTTCTTGTCGTTTTCACCTTCGACATGACTAACAATCCATCTTTTACCAATTGCGTTAATAACTTCGTATGTGTATTTATCTTCAAGAATATCAAAAGTTAATACACCGTCAGCATTAACTTTTTTTACTAAAGTTGTTTCTACTGGTACAGGTGCGCCATTACCTTTAGGTGGTTTAATAGTTATTGTCATTCTGACACCTACTTATAATAAAATTTCAAATCAAACTGAACTTTTTGTACCGTTTGATTAAACTCAAATTTATTAGCTCCGTATTTAAATTTTGGTTGGGCTATATTCGTTTCGGTACTTATTTCAACACCGTTTTTATAAACTCGGAAGCTATCATAAACAATTCTGTCTCCAGCTTTTAGTTTGATCCCTTCGATTTTCATTATTTCAGCATGCGTTAAATTCCATACAAACGATTCTGTATCTTCGCCCAAAATAATTGTTATCTTTTTATACATGTTGAATTGGTCGTTAGGAGCGCTACCATGATAGTAAACTGTATCTTTGCTCAAATTTTCAAATGTATACTTTCTTTTGTCTCCGCCTGCATGCCAATCAATATTAAAATCAAACGACCACAATCCAACCTTTTTGTTTTCTTCTAACTCTAGGCTTGTTCCAATACTTTCACCGTATGGTAATTCTGTAGTTTCGAATTTTAGTTCAAAAGAAACTTTATTACCTTTTTGTTTAGGGTTTATAACTCCGTTAAAAATAACTTTATACTGTTTACCATTTACATAAATTTGTTGATCGTGTCTTGAATATTCGTAATCCGGGAAGTTGTTTTTATCTAATTTCACGTAATCATCAGAAGTTGGTTGAGTAAACCTGTAATTCAACTCTTCTTTTCTTCTGATTTCTCGCAAATACATAGGTTCTATGTCTGTCGTTAACGAATACAACATATCTCGCATATAAGCAATGTCTGAACGATTTTTAACTTTACAAAAACAAGGAACAACTATATCTCTACTGATATAATTGCTCCCCATTAATATACGACCGTTCATATTTTCTTTGTCTTGATACTTTGTGTTGATTTGCATGCTATCAATTACTATATCGTTAACGATAAACCCGTATTCACTTAATTTGATTACAGTACCATCTTTTTTTGTTAATTCTATGTCCATTTGTAACCTCCTTTATAAGTAATACTCAGAATTGCGTTTAGCATTTCTGCCGTTAACAATACTAGTAAGCGCATCGTTATTGACATCGAATTCAACTTTAACAGTTTTCATGTTCGGTGATGTTTCAATAGAATGTGTGTGTTGTACTTGCGCATTTATATTTCCACCTAAATTACTTAAGTTTCCTGTAATACTAGAAATGTCAGGTGCGTTTAATGTAGGTTGAAATGCATCAACTACTTTATCTGCAACATTAGAAACATTACGGATAACTTTACTTGAATGATTATCTATACCTTTAACGAAACCTAGCATTGAATACATACCAACATCCATGAATTCACGTGAAGGTGAGTGAATACCCAAAGCACTTTTAGCTGCATCTAAAGCTTTCTTAGCAACATTTTTAGCTGCATCTACTAATTGACCAGCCATTTGTCCAATACCTCTAATTAAACCACGGATCATATCAGCACCTGCAGACACAAAATCTCCTATAAAGCTTTTTATTTTATTTACTGCATTTGTCATACCTTGACTAACTTTGTTTACAACATTAACGAATCCTTGAATAACTCTATTAACAAAGTTAATTAGCGTACTTGTTATAGTAGATACCCATTGCATACCTTTAGTCACGATGAAGTTCCAAGCTTGAGACATTTTGTCCGATATAGTTGATACAACTTGTGTGAATATACTTACAACTTTATTCCAAATCGTCGTTAATATACCAGATAAGAAACTCCAAATCGTATTCCATATATTAGAAATAAAACTCCATGCCGCTTGTAACGCAGTAGATATAGCTGTAGTGATAGCGTTCCAAACCTTAGTTGCCACAGTAACTATAGTGTTCCACAACGTTTGTAAGAACGTCCAAATAGCATTCCAAATTGTCATTGCGATAGTCATGATTGTTGTAAACACAGTAGTTATTACAGTGACTAACAAATTCCAAATCGTAGTAGCGATTGTAATTATCGTGTTCCAGATTGTACTTAAGAATGTCCAAATAGCTGTCCATATCGTCATAACTATTGTCATTATCGTTGTGAAAACAGTTGTGATGATTGTAACTAAAAGGTTCCACACTGTTGTTGCAATAGCGATAATTCCATTCCATAGCCCTTGCAAATAAGCGGCTATTTGATTCCAAATAATCATTATAAAATTGTATACATTTGATACTGCTGTAGTGATAGCTTTTAAAATAGCATTCCATACAACCGAAGCTACAGTTTTCAACACATTCCAAACTGTAACCATAAACGTTTTTATCGCATTCCAAGCATTTATAATAAAGTTTCTGAATCCTTCATTTTTATTCCACAATAAAACGAATATAGCTATTAATGCAGCGATTACACCGATAACTATTGTTATTGGACCACCTAAAATACCAAACACAGTTACTAGTCCTGTGATAGCATTTCTAATTAATCCAATCTTACCGAATAACAATTGGAATATAACTGATATAATTTTTAATGGTCCTTTTAATAACATGAACGCACCTTTTAAAATTGTTAATCCCGCTCTTAATAAACCGAACTTACTTACTAACGCAATGATTCTACCTATTAATCCGCCACCCATAAAGTTAGATACAGCAAGAATAATCGGTATTAAAAATCTAAATGCACCAACTAAAGTGATGATGACACCGACTAATTGTGCTGTAGCTGGATGCGCCTCAAATAAGTTAGCTATCCAACCAGTTATTGCTACTGCAACGCGTAATACTGCACTAGCTATAGGAGCCATTGCTGTTGCGAATGCAACTAATCCTCTTGCGATGTTTCCAATTAATTGCATTATTAGTGGACCATTTGTTTGTACATAACTGACAAAGTCTTTGAAGCCTTGAGATTGGCCAACTTGTTCAGACCATTCTCTAAACTTAGCCGTCATTTGTTCAAGAGATTGAAAAATTCCAGTTGATGATCCGCTGAATGCATTCATTAGATTATTAATTCCAACGAACACATTTTTAAAAATATTACCAATGACAGGTAAGTTTGTTTTTGTGTATTCAATAAATCGAGTTATCGAATTTTCTCCAGCTGCACTATTAGCCCAATTAGAGAAAGATTGACCTAATCTATCCAACCAATCAGCCGACCATTGAAACAGTGGTGCTAATTGTGTGAATACATTGACTAATCCGTCACCGAAACCGCCTGCAGCACTTAATAGTTTGTTAAATACCGAAACACCAGTTGTATTCATCATGTTGAAGAACCTTGATGCTACACCGCTGTTTTGAGCCCATTTAAGCACGCTTTGAGACGCCTCTTCCATTCCTCTTGAAATACCGCTGAAAAACGGTTGTAAGCTCTGCATTGCTGTTTTAACGGTGTTTAAACCATTTGCTAAAGATGTGAATATAGCTGATTGATTTTGTTTTATAATGTCAGTCCAAGCTGACTTTACACCATCTAAAGCTTTTTTGTATTCGTTTGTTGCCGAACTAGCTTGTAAAGTTCCGTCGTTAAGCATTTTTATAGCGCTGATAGCCATTGCGCCAAACGCTACAAATCCAGCTCCCGCTATTGCTACAGCACCACCTAAAGCAAGTACGCCACCAGTTAATACTTTGATAGCGTTTAATAGCGCGAACACTACAGGTACTACGCTCGCTATTACAGGTATTAAGATACTAAAAGATGAAGTTAATAATCCACCAACCATATTAGAACCTACAGTGCCGAACACACGGAACATATTAGCTAAATTCCCCATCTGTCTTTGGAAATTGTCGTTTGATTTTATTATGTAGGTATAAGCTTTCTTTAAACCATTAGTATCGACATCTACCTTCGTTGTTTTTTTGTTTGGTAATGCGTCTAAGGATTTTTTAAATGCATAGATTGTTGGTATAGAAAGCCCTGTATCTACATTAAGTCGAGATCTAGTTTTGTTCGGAATACTCTTAAGCTCTTCTTTAGTACGTTTGATTTTAGAGTTAGCAACACTATTGTCCACGTCTATAACAGCTTTTGCTTTAGACCTATTTAACGCTTCAAGACTAGCTTTAGATACTTTTAACACTCGATTAAATTTACTGTTATCAGCATTGACGTCAATATTGACACGTTTCTTTTCCAGTTCGGATAACTTAGCTTCTGTTTCAGTGATATCTTTAATTAACTTTTGTTTTTCTAACTTAACTTCTGGTGTAACTTCTTTTGAATCTAATTGATTTAATTCAAAACTTGCTTCTAATACTTTTTGTTTCAGATCTTCTATTTTAGCATCTAATTTAGCTTTTGCTTTTTCATTACCGAACGAATCTAAAGTCTTCTTAGCAACCTTGATAGTTTTTTGTAATTTTTTATCATTAGCACTTAATTCAACATCTTTAGTCTTATCAGCTGTACGCTTGTATTTTTGCACTGCCTTAACCGCACTATCAATTTGCCTTTTGAATTTGGCTACACTAGCTTCAATAGTCGCTTTAATTTTATATTCCGTCACATTAACACCTCTCTTTCTATTGCTTATTAAATTCTGCTATAACTTTAAAGAATTCATTATTTTGTGGTTCGTATTCATCACGTTCGCTACTAAACCTTATATCTTTACCTTCGTTAAGCCGTTGGATATTTTCTTCATAAGGCAATACGTCGTTTGCGTTGTTAAAAACATATTCCTCTTTAGGTTTATTTTCTGTACCAACGTTTTTAGTAGCTGCCGCGTCACGAATAGCAAACGCAAGTTTGTAACGTTCGAATTCTTGGGTTAGCATTTCATATTCTTTCGCATACATTCGATAGTTATATTCTGTTAATGTCATTTGCTCGATAACATTTAAATCTGTAATACCGAGTGTCGACATACAAGTGATAACGATTCTGTCGTAAGTTATTACGCTTCCGCTGGTTTCTCTTCCGCTTCCACTACTTCGACTAGGTTTCGGGTCATAGGTCGCTTTCCCAACTCTGTTAAAATATCTGAACCGAATTCTTCTAGCCCAATATTTTCTGCGATTTCGTCTAGTGCTTCATCAATGTTATTAATAGTAATTGCTCGTTTTTTCAAGTGAGATGTAGCTGCAATTAAAACTTCGCCAATCACTACAGGATTTCCACTTTCTAAACCTACAGGCAACATTGATACACCTTGACCGATAGACGCTTGTTCAACTTTTAAACCTAATCGGTTATCGATCTCTCTTAAAAATTTAAAACCAAAACTTAACTCTAGTGAATTTCCATTAATTTCTACATTCATAATTTAAAATCTCCATTCATGATTAATTTAAACAAAAATAAAAAGGGCTTAACGCCCTATTTTTTATACCTCTCTTGGTGTAACCGGTGATGAATCTGCTTTAGGTTGAGGAATTGCTGTTAACTCTTCGCCAGTTAACGCATCTTCTTTTGTAGTGTCATGGAATCTGTATCCAGTCGCCTTAAGTTTCTTTGTCACAGCCTCAGGCAATGTTGCGAACCCACGTTGGAAACGACCATTCACTCCGTATTCATATTCATATTCATCAATACCGTTAGCTTCTGCTTTTAATTCAAATTTATTGTGGAAACCTTGGAAATATTTCGCTTTAAATTTAGTAGCATCTCCATTTTTGCCTGGTATTCTACTTTCAACTTCCCAAGCTTCATACAATACGCGATCTACAACTGCATCTTCAATTTCATCTGCAAAATCGTCACCATAAAACATTTTAGCAGTACCAGACATTGTTGATTCAACTGAACCACCAGTGTTATAAGAACCGTCCATTGTATCCTCTGTATCCGTATCAGCTTCATGTGATAAACCGTATTCAGTTAAAAAAAGCATTTTAGTAGCATCGACTTTTTCGCCTGCTTTTCTAAACAAAATAATACGGTCATTACTATTTTTCATATTTGCCATTCAATATTCCTCCGTTTTTTAATATGTTTTGTACGTTATCGTTACTGATGTGTGTAGTAACTCTTTATTAGTAGTATCATCGACTAACTGTGTGATATTGATGTCGTCTTCTTCAAAGTCATAATCGTTTGTTTTAACGCTAGGTGTTAAATCATCGATACATCTTTTAACAAGTCTGTCATGATGTCCTAAATCATCACTTACACTCCAAATATCAATAACTAAATTCGTGTCGCCGGAATAACTATCAAACGTGTACTTACTTCTATTTGACTCCGGCATTTTTATGACAAAAAAAGGATACGGAATCTCTTGTTGCATCTCTTTACGAGAAATAACAGGGAATCCATATCCTTGTAGCGTTTCATACGCTTTATTATAAAGTTGTAAGTTCGGTGTCATGCTTTTATCTCCTATTCAAACAACGCTTTCAGCTCTTCTACAGTTGATTTTTTAATCACTTCGTATACCGGCCACATAAAAGGTTCTGCCTCCATGTATCGAGTACCAAACTCTAAGAAACCACTATAAGCCGCATGCGATGTGATAGTGTATTGCAAATCGCCAGTTTTTTTATATCTGATATTGCGTGATAAATTACCAGTCCAATAACCCTTATTCATTACTTCTCTAGCCTTTAATTTAGCTCTTACTACGTATTCTTTAGCTTTGTCTAATAAAATATCATCTACATCATCATCAATGTTGGTTTTCATATCGTGAAATTGGTTTAACAGTGCGTCTAATCCATCTATATTCATCAATTGACCTCTTCGATATAATATGACGTTTCGTGTCTGTATGTCCTTGTATCAACTATCTTGTAGCGAATACCATTAATTAACACGTGGCTAACAGGGGAAGATATGGATTCTTTTATCCTCAGGACACTTACATCGTTTTTTACATCGCCAAATTCAAGTTGCTTTCTTGCTCTAGAGATGGGGTTAATATTGCATGGTATCGCATCATAAGTGATTAGTGCGTTTTCTTTTTTGCTAGTTTTAGGATTGTAAGTTGCTACTTGTTCTAATTGAAAAATAACTCTATCTTCATATCTCAAAAGAACACAGCCCTTCCTTTTTTAGTTCTCGTTCTAGCATTAAAGTAATTATCAATAATAGCTTCATACTCCTTGAAATCGTTCAATTCATACGCATTGCTACGTCCGTCAACCGCTTCTGATGTCATACCTTCAGCACCAATCCTGTTGTAGCGTTTAACTGCAACTTCTTTAATCATGTAACTAAACCTTTCCGGTATTTGTTCAACTTCAATAGGTAACATTGATAACAACTGGCTTTCACAACTTTTTATGATTTCTTCTAATTGTTCATCTTGCTTTTCATCTTTAAGACCAATACGTTTTTTTACATCAGCTAGCGTAGTCATATAACCACCTACTCTAGTGACTCAAAAGCATTTATAATTTCAGCTTTTGTTTGTTTTTCATCAACTTGTAAGCCAGCAACACTTGCTATTTCGACAAGTTCTTTTTTGGTTAATTTGTCATTTACAATGTAAATCATTTGTTCGTTGCGTTTATTTTCAACACTAGCTAAAGCTTTGATACGTTCATCTGTAGGATCATAACCTTTGCGAGGGTAGACATGCCCTTTCATATAGACATGTCTGTTATCTTCTAAATCTGTAAAATCTACTTTAACAATTCCAATGATTTCGGGCATGTTACCACTCCTAATTATTTATTAAACTTCTCCTGGTACTGAATCTGTTTTTTTGTCAGCAGGCACTAATTTAGCGAATGCTTTATCGTCAGCGATGTGTAACGCTACATGCATAGTTGCACGTAATGCCACCATGTCTTGCTCAAACAAGTTTACAGGTGTTCCATCTTCGTTTTTAACTGTAGATAATTGTGCAGTTTCATCGATTTTGTATTCAATTAATTGAGGGATACCGTAAATCAACTTATCAAAGTCACCAGTAATTAATTCACCGCGTTTTAAATTGCTTGATTTAAGGTTAACCACAGGTAGACCATCTAACGTATCACTGTTACGGTCATAAATACGTTCCTTAGTTTCAGGATCTACAATTTTACGTAACAAGCTTCTGTTTTGTGTTTTTGAGATAAACGCATTTGCTTCTAATTCGTCATCTTCAAGTAATGCCTCTAAATCAATAATGTTATCTTGTGTGAAGTCACCTTTAATAACCTTATTAGTTTTTTCAATTGATTGCGCAATTGATTTACCGAATGGATTGTTACCTTGATTCAAAATACCCGCTTCATCAAACTTTTTATAGAAAGCTTCAGCAATCATAGGTTTCATCTCTTCAAAGAATTGTGAATAAGTGTAATTCAAGAATTCTTTTGTTACAGGTAAGATAACCCCTAATTTAAACGCTCTCATAGTAGCATTAACCCATGTAGCTTTAGATGTTTCGATTTTTTGACCTTCACCTACCCAGTAAGCACCTGGTTTATCAGCCCAAAAAGTAAACTTCTTCTCAGTACCTTCCATTGGTTCGTACTTACCTAATTGCATAATTTTAGAGTTTTCCATAACCTCTTGTAAGATGGGCGTTGTGAATTCATTCATCAACGTGCCATCTTTCTTTTCGTGCATCATTACATTATCAGGGTTAAATACTTGCGGTTTAACATTGTTACTCGCAAAATGTTGCAAATTTAATTTTAATTTTTGTGTTTGTTCCATTTAAATGCCTCCGTTAATTTTTAATAATTCTTTTTTGTCTAGCTATTTCAGCTAAGTTTTGCGGTTTATTTTTAGTCGAGTGATTAAATGAATCTCCACCAGTCAATGGCGATTGTCTAGCGTTAACCTTAACCGCTTCATTAACCGCTTTTTTTACTGCATTAGAAAAAGCTTCAACATTCAATTTAGTTTGTTCAGCAGTATCTGTTACAACTAAATTAACAACCTCATCTGATGAATCAACTTCCGCTTCACTCAACATTTTTCGTGCTTCTGAACGCATTTCGTTTAATTGTTTTTCTGAACGTAATTGTTCCAGCTCTTTTTCCATTTGTTCGCGTTCATATTCAGCGATTTGATCTTTGTTCATTTTTGCTAATCGTTTAGCTTCATCAACAGCTTCTTGTTTCTCTTTTTCTTTCTGCTTCATACGACGACTTAATTCTTCTTTAAGACGCTTGTTATATTCTTCTTGTAGTCTTTTTTCTATTTCTTCTTCTGAATTAGTCTTTTTGTCTTGTTTGTCTTTGCCTTCATCATCGTTGTTATCTTTTAATTTTCCATTATCTCCATCTGATTCTTCAGCAAAAAACTGTAATTTGAGTTTTAACTTCTCTTGGATATCCATAGTTTTTACACCTCATTTATTTACTCTTGATTAGTTTTAAGCCATACATGGTTCGGGCTGTAACGCTTGCACCTTTTATTGTCATAAGCATGGTTTGGACATAAAAAATAGCCAACACAATTAAGTGCTAGCTATTAAAAGAGAGGTTCATTATATTTCGATTTTTCTTTATCGGCTAATACTGCCGACCTTACACTGTCTAAGTTTGCATCAATAATAACTGTTTCGTTTCGCTTTTGTAACTCTTTAAGTATACCTTTTAATTCTCTTGCTATGTCTCTAAGGTATTTGTCAGTATTACTCATATTAGTATCCTCCAAACATTTAATTTACTGTCATACAAAACTAACTTGCCTTTAAAAAACTTTACTTTTAAATCAATCACCGATTTTCACTTTCCCTCCGAAGTATTTTGTTTTTCGTTTCTTGCTTGGTTTTTTCGGCCACATAGATTTAGGTAGTAAAGCGCAATCTGAACGACAATTGATATGCATAGGATAGAAATTAACACCAATTTTAGCGTCTTTAACTTTGAATATTTCTCCATTAAGCCCTTTGCATACTTTAGTTGTTCTATTATCGATTTTTGCAATATACATATAATATCCTTCCGGTGAAATTTCTTTCATGCTGTCAATGCTTGATTGTGCGTGAACACGTGCCGATTCCGTATAAAGCAATGATTTAATTGCTGCGGTCTTTTGTCGTGCTGTGCCTTCGAATTTATTTAAGTGCTTGCGCATATCTTTAACATATTCATTAGGATGTCGACCTCTAATAACTACATTAGCAATTATTTCTTCTACTTCTTGTTTCATTGCTTCGGTATTAGTCCATAATCGCTCTGACCAAACGACACCATGAAATTGTGTATCAACGATTGTATCTATAACTTCTTTAGCTACTTGTACACCTTCACCTAAAATACCCGCTTGATCACTGAACACACGATAAGCTGTTGATTCGAAATATTCCCTCATCGATAATTCTGTTTGAGCTGTTGCATAAGCAATTAAGAATTC